CACCTGGTCCAGTGCCGTCATGAACTGCTCAGGCGTCATGGTCGAGGTGTCGACGTTAGTCTGCTCACCAGCGTCGCTGATCAGTTTCTTCATGCCGGTGAGGAACGCTGAGATCTGCTCATCGCTCGGCTCCGGGATCGTCCCGTGAGCCTTGCTGTGAGGCCTGAAATCGTACTCCAGTGCCTCTACGACGGTGCTGGCATCGAACTTACTCATGATCCGCCTCACTCCCTTCAATATGACTCGCGCAGCTCCTGCGGTCAGCCCCGTCGCTGAGGCCAGCCACAAAAGCTGCGCGATGTCCTGTGCGTGCACTTACGAGGTAGCGACTGCCGTCAGGTCCGTCCACGAGATCGAGGTGAAGGCGCAGACGGCGTTCAGCGTCAGCGGGTACAGCCGAGCGTTGGCAGCGCGGCGGTAGTCCGTCTTGACCTGGCCGGCGCTCATGACACCGGGCACCGAGAGCACCCGGGCGAACCCCGACTGGTTCCGGCCGATGAGCGCGCAAGCCATGACCGGGAAGACCGTCGACAAGGTCAGCACCGACTTGCCAGGCTGGCTGGCACCCGCCGCGGTGACCGCGATGGTACCGGAGTTGCCGTAGGCAAGGTTGATGTTGGTCAGCGTCTCCTCGGAGAGGTTCAGCGTCAGCTGCAGGTCCGCGGTGTCGACGGGGACGGCAACCGGGGTCGGCTGCTCTTCCACCATGATGTCCACGGTCTTGGGGTTGAAGTTCAGGGACACGCCCTGCTCAGTCGCTCCCACGTACGACCAGCCAGCGGTCACCCATGCAGAAGCGACACCGAGGTTCTGGTCCGACGGCAGCGACGTGCCCTGCTGCGCGGTGAACAAGATCCCCGTGCCGTACAGGACATTGAGGGCGTTGTACGCCGGAGCGCTATAGACGAGTGGCGCGCCAGTCATTTACTCCCCCTCATCGGGAACGACAACGATCTGAGTCTTGGCGGCGACTCCGGCGGCTCGGACGATGTCCGCCTTATCCGATGCGACCTTGGTGCCGTAGTGCGTGATCGTGATGCCCTCGTCCGGGACGTTGAACGAGGTAACCGGGTAGACGGTCCGCAGCGTGACGGTGTCACCACTGGGCGCGTCCTGAGCGGCAGCGGCGGTGGCAGTAGCCTGGTCCGCGTACGGGTCGTCAGTCAACGGTTCCTCCTACTGGACCGGGTTGCACTGGAAGAGCGCGACGTACAGGCTGGTCACGGAGCTGAACGTGATCGTCATGAGGCCGGTAGCCGGGGAGTTGAAGTCACTCGGAGAGTACGGCCCCAGCTCCGTCCACTGGCCAGCGAGCAAGCTCGGCGTGAGTGCCGTGACGGACTGGCCTTCTACCGTCTTGGCAAACGCGACGGTCGCCGTAATCGCTGACCCGCTCCCGTTCCAGCACCACAGCATGTTACTGCCGCTCGCCGGGAACGTGACACCGGTAGCGCCGCTCCACGCGGTGCCTTGCGCGGAAGCAGCTGGTGAGGCGGGAAGCGCCACGCCCTGTGAGCTGAAGCTGGCGAGGGCTCCACTGAGAGCGATATTGGTCATGAGTTGTCAGCAACCCACTTCTGGAAGTCGCCATACACCTTGACCGGCATGCTCGGCGTTGTGCCACCGACCGTGTACGCCAGGCGGATGTTGGAACCCGGGAAACCGGTGTTGACGGGGATGATCGCGGTCAGGTTCGAAGTCACGGCGATCGCGGTCACCGCGGTGCCGGTGCCGACCTGCGTGTTCGCGATCAGGCCGGCAGAGCCGGCGCCAGACGCGCCCAGCCAGGTAGTGCCGTTGTCCGGCGAGACCTGAAGGTACGGCAGGAAGGTGGGGGACGTCCCAGTCACGGTGCCAAAGACAACGTACAGGTATCCACGCACCCAGTCAGACGCACCGAATGACTGGCCAGCGCCACTCGCCGTCACCGTGGCGTTCAACAGGGTGACGGTGTCGCTCTCGTAACCCATCTACACTCCTACGACTGCGATGTAGTTCGCGGTGAACTGGTACCGGTCGCCATCGTCGGGATCCGGGCCCAGTGGAGCCGGCTGGCCGCCTTGGCGGAACACCTTGACGATCACTTGCCCGTCAACCACCACGGGGAAGCTCGCGTCGTAGATCAGCCTATCCAGTGTGAAGGCGAGGCTCTCAGCGTCGGTATACGACTCAATGTCGTCAGAGCTCCCCATGCCCCGGACGCGGACCTGGAACCCGGGAGCGTCCGTGGCTCCGTCCATCTGGTAGCCCAGTCCGGGAGTCGCCGTGACAACGACAATGCGATCGGGCATCTTCGGGACGTATGGTCCTGGGACTAGCGGAGCGTTCTCATTCGGCGGGCCCCAGCCCAGTGTGTCGTTAATCCAAGTGGCTATTGTCGCACTCTGTACTGGCATCAGAGCCCCACGTAAACTGGCTTGCCGTGGATGGTCTTCCAGCCGGTGGGGTGGAGCCGCCGCAGCTCTGCGATCTCCTCCTCGGAGAGGCGGTGCTGGTCAGGTGCGCGGTCGAAGATCTCGTGCCCGTCCTGAGTGACCGTGGGATGGCCTGAGGCGCGGAGGTTCGAGAACTCAACGGGAGCTCGGGTCGCAACGCCTCCCGCACCAGCAAGATCCTCAACAGAGTCAATGAACGAGTCCTGCCCACCGTTGTCAAGAACCTCATCAGCGTACGCCTGGAAATACCGCGCATAGTTCTCCATGAGAGGCCGGGCAAGGTACTGCGCCTCTCCACCGCGTGGGTGGTTCAAGGTGAGGTCTTCATGCTGGAATTGCGCGTAGCGCTGGTCGACGATAACCCGGCCGTCCAGTTTGCCGCCGACCATTTCCTTGAGCTCATCCATCCGCGCTGAGAAGGTACCGGCCATCAGTTAGAACCGAAGCCTTCCCAGCCGTTCCACTCATCAGTACCGACAGACCCGTTCGTGATCGCCGTCCCGGAGTCACGCGGGTTGAAGATCCTCGGTACCGTGTTAATCGGCCGGCTGCGAGCGCCGGGCGACTCACCAGGAGGCGACGGGTTAACCGAGATCTTGCCGGAAGCAATGTCAGCCAAGGTCGTGCGAGCGTCCTGGTATTGCAGGTAGACGGGGTCTTCCGTGTCGATCGATTTGCCCTTGCGGTACATCAGCGTGGCGTAGTACGCTGAGAACGCGAGAGTCAGCCCCCAGATGAGCTGAGGTACCGTAACCGCAGGGTTGCTGGCGTCAACCTGCCAGGACGTGCCGGCGTACGCTGAGACGGTGCCTGAGGCACGCTCAATCGCTATCAGCAGCTGGTCATCGTGCAGGTCAGCGGCGGTGCCTGAGGGCGATGAGGCATTGTCGCCACGCACGGAGTTCCTGAGGTCATCCGTGGTGCAGTACATCGCAGTCACGGATGCCTCCTCAGAACGCCGGTGACAGGCTCACGATGATCGCGACAGCGACACAGATCGCGGCCAGGGAGAGCAGGCGGATGTTGAGCATCGCCGAGGGCGGGTTGACGATAGCCCCGGCCGCAATGGCGAGGACGATCGCGACGACGACCAAGATCAGCTCAAGAACCTGCAGCCCGGTCATTTCGCGTACGGGTCCTCACTGCCCTTGCCGGACTTCTTGTCGTCCGGGTCGGTGGGCTGCGGGTCGCTGCCTTCCGGGGCGTCACCTTCGTTGGCGGCACTGATGGGCTGCGCTTGCGCACGAAGCGTGTTGTCCGCCGAGGTGCCAGCCAGCTTGGGCTGGTCCGGGAACCGGCGGCCGGACAGGTCCCGCGCGGTGACTCGGGGCATCGGGTCGTTGCGCTTCCCCCAGGGGCGGATGGCGCCCTGCTCCAGCCACTGCTTGGTCTGCGGCGCGTCGGAGTCCAGCCAGACGTCGTTGCCCTTCTCCACCAGGTCCGCACCAGGGTCGATGGTGATGGGGTCAGCCGGGCCGCGCTCACGGCTCACCGAGAAGTGGACCAGTGCCTGGTACTGGGTCTTGCCCTTGGTCGCCATCTCTCTCCTTGTCAGATTCCGCTGAGCAGGACGATGGACAGCGGCTGGTCGAGGCCGATCGCCGCGGCGCGCTGCACGTCGGACCGCCAGGTCTTCCGCGGCTCCTCGCGGTACAGCGGGCTCGCCATGAACGGCAGCTCATCCGCCACGAAGCCGGCGCGGTTGCGCTGCATGACGATGGCGTTGCCCTGAGGGATCTGCCGGGACACCAGGACGTCCAGGTTGAAGATCTTGTTGGGCAGGACGCCGGTGTACTGCAGGTTCTCGGAGGCGATGTTGCCGACGTACGGCTGCGCGAACGCGGCCGACTGGAGCAGTGCCGTCTTCGTGAAGTGGTTGATGATCAGCGTGCTTCGAAGCCGAGGTACTGGTTGATGCCCAGCGGGCTAGTGATCTGCGCGTTCTCGATCAGCGACACGGAGTTTGCCAGGTCGGAGCGGATCGTCGCGTTGGACGACGCCCACTGGTTGGAGACCGCGAGAGTCTGCACCGAGGAGTTCGCCACGACGGCCGAGTAGAAGGCGGCGTTCCAGCTGTAGACCATCGTGTTCTTGACCTGGAGCAGCTGCCGGGTGACGGGGTCAATCGTCTGCCGGCGGCGCATCTCGTCCGAGACCATGATGGCCATCGCTCGCTCGTGCGACCAGACAGCCCGAGGCTGGCCAATCGACGTCGGGACGACGGGGACCTCAGCGAACTCAGCGCGGATCGAGGGGAACTGGTCCGCGTACAGCGGAGTGCTCTCCTCGTACCGGACCGCACCCGAAGGCGTGAGCCCACCGGCGCGGAGAACCGCGTCGATGATGAACTCGTTCTGCGTCATGTCCAGGATCAGCGCCGGGATCGCCAGCGGGTCCCTCAGCAGCGCATCGACGGTAATCCGTGGGCCGTCGCTGCTGCTGTATGCCGGGGTTGGCACCTCTTACCCCTCCTGACTTTCCGGGTTGATCATCTGATCCTCAGAGCGTGTTGATGAACGCGAGGCCGAGCGTGGTACCGGAGACGACGACGCCGCCTGGGTTCGTGCACCGGCCGATGACTGCCCGGGCATCCGGAGTAGCACCCGCAGGGACAACGCCGCCGGCGACACCGGCGATGAGCGCGTCGCCGAACTTGGCACTGGACTCGTACAGCACGTTGAACTCGCCCAGCGGGTAGACCGAGACGTAGTCCTGGAGGAACGACAGGTCCAGCACCTGGTCGTACCCGGCAGGGTACGTGGCACCAGCGTTGACGGGCAAGCCCGGCTGCGTCAGGACGGCCGCGTCCGTGCCGGCAACACCGAGGACGCCGAGGAACCCGTTCGCCAGCGAAGAGATGTTAGCCGTGGTGCAGGCCATGACAGTCTGCGCCGAGCCAGCGGCCGGGGGACCGGACGAGGTCGACCCCGTCGCGACAACCAGCTGGCCACCGGTCACCAGGCCAGAGACCTGGTAGCTCAGCGGGCCGAGCTTCAGAACTGGGAGTGCCCCTGGCATCTTCCCGCCTCTCTGTCTCTGCTATCCCGGCCGGCTCAGATGCCGGTCTGGCTGCGGTAGTTCTTCACCAAGGCGAGCGTCTGCTCGTGCTCCTGGTCGGTGGCGTCCTGCTGGATCGCGGTACCGAGCTCGTTGCTGAGGTCCAGCATCTTGACGTGGGTGCCGATCTCAGTGAGCATCCGCCGGACGATAGCACCGCTGTCGGCGTTGTCACCGTTCGACAAAGAGATCACGTGGCCGTCGCCCTTCAGCACCGGCTTGGCCAGGTCCAGGATCGACGGCGGGATGCCGTACTTCTCCATGAACATCGTCCGCTCCTGCTGCCAGCGCCCCTCGTCGAGGGCCTCGGTCACCCGGGCCAGCTCGATGTTGTGCACGGCTACCTGTGAGCGGGTCATCTCCAGCACCTGCTGGGTCGCCTGGTCCACGGACGCGTTCACCTCTTCCAGGTCCAGCTGGCCGGTCGCGATGAGGCGCTCGATCTCCTCTTCGCTCAAGTCGTCGTCGTCCTCAGTGCTCTTGCCGCCGGCATCCTCGTCCTGAGAGTCAGCCTCGAGCATGAGGGCCTCGAGCTCCGCGTCGGTGAGCTCGTCCTCATCGTCGTTGTCGCTGTCCGGGGCGTCGTCACCCAGCTTGGCCAGGAGCGCGTCAAGCTGCGCCTGCTCCTCTGCCGTCAGCTTGTCGGCCACGCTGCTTGCCTCCTGGTACTCGGTTCCCGTCAGGTCGATGAACGGCCCGTCGTCGTTTGAGGCTTCTACCGCCGACCAGGAGCCCAGCCCGTTGATCCGCGGGTCAAGCGTTCCCAGTGCGTGCTGGATTGCCGCCGGGAAGAATTTCCCGTCCGCCCGCTTCAGCTGGTTCACGATCCGAGCGCTGACGCCAAGCCTGGGGTTCTCCTGGATGACCTTAGCACCCTGCTTAGTAGTGCTGATGGTCATGTAAAGCCCGTCAGCCGCAAGGTCCAGGCTCTGGATCTCCCCGCGGGTCCGCTCAGGATCGTTCGTGTGCTTGTTATTCTCGTCCGCAAGCTGGAAAGGCACCTGGTCGTACGCGCCTGCCTCGAACGACTCAAGCAGAGTGCGCAAGAATGGCGCGTCAAAGCGCACTCGCTGCCCGTCGTAATCGATCTCACCGATTGGCAGCAGTTTCTTGCGGAAAAGCCGAGTTCCTACACTCGACGCTTCTCCCCGTGAGAACGGGGTAAGGATTGACGTCACTCGCTGGCCCTCACGTTCGGGCCGGCGGTCACGAGCGGCTTCCGCGCGGTCCCACCCAGCGTGTTCGCACGCTTGGCGATCCGCATCGAGGTACCGTGATCCAGGCCGCGAGCACGCATCTTCCGGTACGTGGAAGAGGCGCCCTTGACATCGAGGTTCTTCGGGGTCGTCGCCTTCTTACTCACGGTCAGCGGCGGGCCGGAGACCTTCACACCCTTGTTGTTCGGCCAGGATGCTTTACCCGCGGACTGCGGGGGCAGGGCCGACGTCTGCGTGGTCGCCAGGTTCAGCATCTGCCCTGCCGGCCGCGTGTAGCTGGCTGTCCCGCCGCTGTTCGCCTTACTCTTGATGCGCTTCGCGAACTTCATTGCGGTCGCGTGAGGAAAGCCCTTCTTCCGCAGCTTCCCGTAGGCCTTGGCCTGGTGCGACGGCATGCTCTGCACCTGAGTACGTGGGCCATCGCTGGCGCTGACTGCCGGAGTGCCACTCGCCATCGCCATTACGCTACTCCCCTGGAAAGCCCATGTGCCTTTGACACCGGCAGCATTCGTGGCGCCAAGCTGCTTCGCCCTCTTCCTGATCAGCCTAGCCAGCGCGGGCCGCTTCGAAGCGGGAGCTCGCCCGACAGCCCTGATCGCCTTCTTCAGGAACCCGGTCGTGGTAACCGGGAAGCTACCATCAGAAAGAGCCTGCCCTTTCTTTGCTGCAGACTTCCTTCCCGCTGTGCTAGTCGGGCTCACGAAATCCCAAGTGATGCTTCTCATGCCTCTGCCTTTGCCTGAGCGCGCAGGAGCTTGGCCTGTGCGAAGTCAGCTGCCGCTTGCTTCCTCAGTGACGCGATCTGGCCCTTCAGCGCTGAGACTTTAGCAGCAGCAGACGATGCCGAAGAGGATGATGCAGACGAGGACGACCCAGGTTTCGATGTAGTCGCCGTAGTCTTCTTCGCCTGCGTTGCGTTGCTCGTCCCGGCTGTGGACTTGGTGTTGGTTGCTTTCGTGGTCGATGTCTTCTTCGCTGGCGTCTCTGCCGCCTTGAGCTGCGTCTCAAGGCCCTTGATCTTGGACCTGGCCTGAAGGCCCTTGGTGAACAACGCCGCTGCCTTCGCCCGGTCTGCCTTCGCCTTCGCCGGGTTTCCCTTCGGCTTTGGCTTAGCCTTCGGCTTCGCCGGAGGAGCCTTCTTAGGCGCCTCAGTTTTCTTCGCGGCAACTGGCTTGGCAGCTGAGGATGAGCTGCTGCCTTTCTTCTCGAACTGCCCACCCCGCGGGTCACCCGACTGGTAGCGCTGGTGCTTGGCTGCTCCCGCTGAGGTGCCGGACAGCTCAAGCGCGCTAACCGAAGGAGCAGTGTGTGATGTCACCCGGCTGCCCTTTGCCTTGGCTTCCTCCTCGGCCAGGGCCGCAGCCGCGGCAGCCTGGACCTCAGGATGGACGTGGCCGCCACCCCGTGCCCAGCGGCGGAGGATCCCCCACGCCATCGCTGAGGCTTCACCCTTGGTCTTGCCGTTCCGCATCATCGCTTGCACGATGTGCTCAAAGTAGTTGCTGTGCTTCTCACCCTTGTGCCCGTACAATCCGGGCCCGCCAGGCTTGCCGTACGGTGCCGGGGTTGCGACCAGCCCCGCGGTCTGCGGTGACAGCTCCAGGACGCTGACGGTCATGTGCCAATCTTAGCTGGCTCGGACCCGCCTCGCCGCAGCCTCTTCCTCAGGTGTACTGGGCCTGATGTCCATGTCCCGAGCGTCAGTCATGAACTTGTCTGAGTGATCATCGCTAGTTGCCAGGTTCTTCATCCGCCGTTGCTCACTTGCGAGAGCGACGACGTCCTCCGGCGGCAGAGCTACGGCGTGGATATGCCGTATACCAGCTAGTTTCTCATCCTTGTCAATCTTGAAGCGTGTTCCTCGAGGAAGCAAGAGCTCTTTCTCATTAGAGTGCATGTTTCCTTCAACAATACCGTTCATGTGAATTGCGTGGAAGCCCGCAGGAACCGTGATGTAAAGCCTGTTGGAGCCTCCGAAGCCAGTGTCAAATGACGTGGAAGAGTAACCGTGCTCGGTGATTGTCTGCCCTGCCAGACTGCCTGGGTCAAGCCAGTGAGCGTTGCTGATCCCTCGCTTGACGGTTACTGTCTGAGGAAGCTCGTATTTCTGCATTGCACTGTCAATCCGCTTGATTTTTGCCTTGAGACTGTCTGAGACCTTTGCCGGGTCAAGTGCCTTACCGGTATTCTGGTACCGGAGCGTACTATTAATCGCGCTGTAGCCAGAGCCCTGGTACGAGTGGATCGCAGAAATCTCACTCTTTGTAAGGTTCGGTACTGCCTTTGCCGCATAGTCGTCCCTCGTCGCGGCGTAGTTCTTATTTATCTCAGCAGTTGATGGCGCTGAGTACGACGGCGTAGACGGGGTGTGCTCGGCAGGTGCACTCTTTACCTTCTTCGACTGGGACATCCCCGGTGCCCAGTGATAAACGCCGTAATTGTCTACCGCCCAGGATTCTCCAGCATGCCCAGGATTGCCGGCGACCTTCGGATCCTTGGTGCTGATCTCCAGGCCTTGCCCCTTGCCATCATTGGCATGGACAATCCAGACCTTCTTCTTCATCGCGTTATGGTTCTTGTACGCGTCTTCAGCAGCACTGTCGAGGCTGAGTTCCTTCACGGCCTTCGCGGCAGCCGAAGCTGAAGCCGGTGGCTTCTTGCCCTCAGAAGCAGCCTGCAGGTTCTTCTGTGCCGCGTGCAAGTCAGCGTACAGCTGTGACCCCGGCTGGCTGCCAGTCGCTGCCTTCTTGGCGTAATAGACCTTGCTGGCTGCTGACTTATGATTGCCCTGCTTCTCAGCGGCCTCTGCGATCTTGAGCAGTCCGTGTGCTTCACTCGCAGCGCTGGAGCTCGTAACCTGCTTGTCAATCGAGTTGTGCAGAGCGGCGTAGTCCGTCATGGTCGGAGCCGCTGCCTTCGGAGGCACGGCAGCAGCCGGCTTCCCGGTACTCGGGCTCGACCCGGCGTTATCGCCTACCGCGTGCTTGCCGACAAAGCTTAGCTTCGAGTGAACGGTGGTAGCGCCGTTCGCGGTCTGAGTGACGCTGCCATCCGGGTGCACGGTGTAGTACGTGCCACGGTAATCAGCAGGTGGCAACCCTGCGAACTCGCCGGTCTTGTCCTTGCCCACGTAATGCGGGATCTTAGACTTTGCCGACAGCAGCGCGGCTTCGTGAACCTTCTTGACAATTGCCGCACTAGGTGGGTTATTGTCGTCTACTACGCTCGGGTGTGCTTCAATATAGCTGCCGTCTGTTGTCGCGATAACGACATTGCCCTTGTCATTGCTTCCGACCACGACAGTGCCGGCCTTGCCAATATGCTTCCCGCCTGCTACCTTTACCTGGTCACCTGCAGCGAACTTAGGCTCCGTGAACGCTGAAGTAGGACTGCCGCCGATGATATCTTGATCCAGGTCTGACTCAGCAACACCTGCCGGTGGCTCACCATGCTCGTTGTAGAACTCCTCAC